AAGAGTTAAACGAGGCTAAAGCAAGATTAGAAGAAGAAAGTAAGTAAGGGGGAAATAACATCCCTGTTACCTACGCGAGAAATGTCAAGTGTTTTTTATTTAATGTCAATTACAAATTTATGACTAAACTACAAGAACTAGCTCACTACTGGACTAAATGCGAAGCAGGCGACCCCATAAGTATGGACGGCAAGAGATTTAGCTATAGATTTGCAAATGAGATAGGTAAAGATATTATCGATATGTATTGCAGATTAGAAATATTAGAAAAAGCTATTAGTGAAATTAAAAATAGATGATTTCTAAAGAGCTACTAGCAGAAAAGAAAATATTAGAAACGAGCCTAGAGTCTCACATTAAACACTTCTTTAAGAAGCAAAAGGGCTATCCCTTCACCTACTCTAAATTTCATGAGAAAGTAGTTGCAGCCTTTGAGAAAGTTCTAAACGGTGAAACTAAAAACCTTCTCGTATTAATGCCCCCAAGACATTCTAAAACCGAAATAGCTAAGTTCTTTTGCACAATGGGCTTTGCTCGCAACCCTGCCAGCGAGTTTATTTATTCATGCTCTGATTTAGGATTAGCTTTGAATTGCTCTAGTGAGATAAGAAACGCTATTGCATCACCTGACTTTAAAAAATACTGGGATATATCAATAAGAGACGACACAAGCGCGAAAGGACTATGGAAAACAGACCAAGGAGGTTCTTTCTGGGCTGGGGGATTTGGTTCGCCTATTGTTGGTTATGGTGCAGGTAAAATGCCAGTAGCAATGGTGGGTAAGCAATATCAATTTGGCGGCGCTGTTCTATTTGATGATCCATTGAAAGAGCAGGACAGGCACAGAAGCTTAATCAGGCAAGATATGCTAGCCTTCTTCAAAGAAACCCTCCCTACTCGTAAAAATAGCCCTAACACGCCGATGGTTGGTATTATGCAACCCCTTCACCCTGAAGATGTTGGCCAGTGGATTAAAAAGAATAGACCTGAATGGACAATATTAGAATTGCCAATCCTAGAAGGTAATGAGCCTCTATTTCCTGAAGTTTACACGATACAAGATTTGATGCAGCTCAAAGATGATATTGGCAATGAGATGTGGCAAGCTAAATGTATGCTTAATCCGATCAAACTAGGTGGAAACCTTCTTAAAACCAACCTCCTTAAGCATTATAACGAATTACCCTTCTTTAAATCAAGATGGATTGAGGTTGATACTGCTCAAAAAACCGAAGAGCGCCACGATTATACAGTTATGCAATGTTGGGGTAAGGGATATGATGGTGGTATTTATCTAATTGATCAATTTAGAGGTAAAGTTGAATATGGCGATTTAAAGCAGCGATTTAAGGATTTTTGGAATAAACACAATTCACTTGACACTTTCGATCCACGAAAATATGGTTACCTTACCTGCGCTTATGTAGAAGACAAATCCAGCGGTACACAAATAATACAGGAAGCTCAACGCGAGGGTAATATCCCTGTTGTAGCAGTACAGCGGAGCAAGTCTAAATATGAAAGGGCGGTTACTGTGGCTCTACCTAAACTTGAAGCAGGGTTTATTCATATTCCAGCGGACGCTTCTTTTACAAGTGATCTAAAAGAGGAAATGGAGAGTTTCACAGGCCAAGAGGATAGTAAGCAAGCTATTCTTAAGATGGATAAGAAGAAAACCTTTGACGATCAAGTTGATTGCCTTATTTCTGCTTGTGAGCATGGCTTTACGGAGTTCTTGCATTCTTCTGAAATCGTTAGTAAATTTATGGATAAGAAATTAAAACGAGGTAGAAGATAAAAATCACTTGTTTGTTTAAACAAAGCCCCTTTAGATAGTATGATATAAAATATCCCCTCTAAATTTAAGAAAGATAATAACTCTTATTTAGTTAAAATGGCGGATAATCAAAAAGAATTCAACGTAACCAAGAAATTCTTAGAAAATAAAGCAAGGACTCACAAATTAGATCAATCCGATTCAGGGTTGACGCGCTATTACTCAAATGATGTAACTGTAGAACTAGACTCTTGCTTACAGGGTCAGGCTGGCTCAATAGCCTTCAAAAGGATGTCCCGCAATGATTCTATTGTTGGTGGTATCCTTAAGAGTTATGAAAACCCCATCCAATCCGCGAAATGGTCAATAGATGAAATCAGCGATGCAACCCCTAAAGAATTAGAAGTAATTGAAACGCTTAACGAATGGTTTTTTGAAAGAAACGATTTTGGAACGCTTCTATCTCAGATATTAGGTATGCTACCGATTGGCTTTTCTCTGTTTGAAAAATATTATACCCCTGTGGAGTTTGACACTGGTAAGTTTATGATGCCTATCTTATCCGAGAGGGTTCAGCAATCAATAAGAAGAATCGACTATAAGGAATCTTATGTTGAGCAGCAATCAACTTCAGGCGGTTTAATTGAAATTCCTTTTAAAGATGTTGTTTTCTTCACCTTTAGACAGTCAGGAAATGACAAGCGCGGCACTTCTTTATTACGTCAAGCATATTATGACTTCTTAAGTAAAAAGGAAATCAAGGCAGCGGGAACGAAGGGTATCATTAGAGCTATGATTGGGCTTGTGTTGGGTACAGTACCAAAAGATGTAAACGCAGACTCTCAAATGTTTGAAGATTTTAATGATTTAATAATTGAGTTAGGCGATAGAGATTTTAACGGCCTTTCAGACTCAGCTATTAAGCAAGATGGTTATGAAATAGAAATATTAAATAGCTCCTTTGACTTAAAGGCAATGAAGGAGTACATAGCTTATCTTGATTCATCAATGACAATGAGTGTATTGACTCAATTCATCACTTTAGGGCAATCTGGTGGCGGTGGCTCTTATTCTTTGGGGCGTGATGGCTCTGATATGTTATTAGATGGCCTAGGCTTTATTATTAACTATATTGAGAAGAATCTAAGTCAAAAGGTTATACATGAAACAGTTGCTATGAATTGGCCTGATGTAGACCCTCTTAAGTTTAATATTGTAGGTAATAATCTAAACAAGAAGAACTCAAAAGAATTTGCTGACACTCTGAAAGTGTTAATTGACAGCGGCATTATTAAATATGAAGTAGAAGATGAAATCAAGATTAGAAAGATGTATGACTTGCCAGAAATTGACATGAAGGAGCGTGAAGAAAAAGAAGAAGAGAAAGAGGAAATGGAAAGTCAGGACGCTGAAGATATGGGTCTTGAACAGAAAGAACCTGAAGACACTAAAGAGATTAATAAAAAAGAACCCGAAGAAGAAACTATTAAACTTTCTGAATTTTGGAAAACCACAACACAACGCCAAGCATATAAAAAACAAGAAACTGATAAGCTTACTAAATTTTCTACTGCATCCCTTCAATTAATAGCTGATGAATTTTCTAAAGCCGTGAGAAGACAATTGAATAAGGGTCAAGTAGAGGCTCAGGGTCTTAAAGATTTAAAGATTAATAACGTAGGAGCTTATAAGAAGCGTCTAGGGCAAAAGTTGGCAGGTATTGCTAGTCAGTCATGGAAAAACGCTTTAAAGAATTCTTCTGGAAAGATTAAGCTAAGTGAAATCTCGCCCTCATCATTACCAAGTAATGTATTGACTTCTTTCGTTCTTAATGTTGCTGATACTATGGCAGAAAAGCAATTGAACGACATTAGAGATATTGCGGTACTAACGGCCAACACAAACGCAGCTAAAGGGCTTCCTGTTAATAACAACATGGCTATGGTTGATGCTAAGATGGATAAATACATTGATAATGCCAATAAAATAGCTGGTGGTAATGAGCTTGCAACTGTTCAATCAATGAATTATGGCGAGCTTCAATATTATAAGTCAATTGAAGAAGATTTATGGGGTTATAGATTCGCAAATGATAAACCAGAAACCGAAATTTGTAAATCATTAGTTGGCAAAACTTACCCTCTTGACTCTTCTGAATTAGATGTTATTCAGCCGCCTTTACATTTCAGGTGCGATTCTTTCTTAGTGCCTATATACAAGAGCCAAGAGGCTAAACCTGATTTTGATAATTATATTCCTGCGCCATCAATATTAAAAGAAAAAACAATTTGACTTTGTAAAAAGGATTATTATTTTAGAGAGCGGCTCTTTTTGTTTGGTGATTTGAGGGGATTCAATGCATCACTCAAGAAGGGCTTTTAAAATCCCCATTTTTTGAATTTACTACAATAAAGTAATGGCCTCAATATTTGGATTTACGGATTCTAAAAGAAGTATATACCTATTCGACCCCATCTTCTCTTACACTGCTGAAAGTCTTATAAAAGACTTATTGAAGATGAACGCCGAATCTAAAGATGAAATCAATATCTTCATCAATTCCCCAGGTGGCGTGGTGACGGACGCATTAGGCGTAATAGATGTAATGAAGTTAATAGAATCACCAATCAACACAATCATTCTTGGAAGCGCCGCTTCGGCTGCATCTCTTATTGCCGCCTGTGGTGACAAAAGATTTATATCTGAAAACTCTGAAGTAATGATTCACGAAGCAGCTATGCAAATTAGTGATGTAAGTACTCGTGATGGTGAATTAGGTAAGGCATTAGATATGCTTGATAAAATCAATAATAGAATCAACTCAATATACGCATATAAAACAGGCAAATCGCTTGAAGAAATATCTTCTATAATGGGTACTAAAGAAGATGTTTACATGACAGCACAAGAAGCCATCTCATTTGGCCTTTCTGATACTATTCTTTCTTCTGAAGAAATATCTAAGATTAAGCTTTCCGAAACAATCAACTTATCTGAAACTTTCGATTTAGAAGATAGCAAGAGCGACTTGAAGAAGGTTCATTTATTGAAAGTATGTTCTATTGAAGATAGAGGCATTAATATTACTAAGGAAATGCTAGAGGGCGTTAAATCAAACTTCGATTCTAATATTAGAGGAATTGATATAGCTCTTGATTGCAACACGCATGATAATGATGAAGGTGAAAAACCTGCCGCTGCTTGGTTAAAAACTCTCGAAATTTCAGAGGATGGATTGAATCTTTATGGAATGGTAGAACTTACCGACACTGGCAAGAAAATAACAAAGGGTAAAGAATTTAAATATTTATCTGTAGAACTAAGTCCGATTTATCAAGATGAAAGCGGCAAGATGCACAACAACGTACTACTAGGCGGCACTTTTACTAATCGTCCAGCAGTGAAGGGCCTAGACCCGATCAAACTTTCTGAAACTAAAAATATAATAGATATGAAATTATCAAACGAAGAAATCGGCTCTATTGAGGCGTTTAAAGGAATGAGTATCGAAATTAAAGATATTCACAAATCATTCATGGCAATTAAGGCAGAAAACGAAGCTCTTGAGTCTGAAAAGGGCGAATTGCTTAAGGCTAAATCAGAGCTTGAAGAAAAAGCCGCTGAATTAGAAGCATCTAAAAAAGAAGCTGACGAAGCTCTTGAAAAAGTTGCAGCTGACAAAATCGAAGCTGAAAAAGCTGGTATTGTTCAAGCTTTAGTTGAAAAAGGAATAATTGCCAACTCTCACAAAGAAAAGGTATTAAAAACATTCTCTTCAAAATCTGAAATAGAAGACTTCTACAAAGATGTTCCAGCATCTATTAAAGTAAAAGCTACTGGCTTGGATTCAGAGGATATCAATGGTCTTGATTCAAAACTTGCAGAAATGTCTAAAAGAACTGGGCATTCAGTAGAAGATATCAAGAAATACGGATTAATAAAATAACTTAATTTAAAAAATAAAATGGCTTTATCAGCAAATACTTCAATCGTAGATGTAAAAGATTTTACACGCTACGATCAAGCGGTAGCATCAGGTGCTATCCACTTCTACAAAGGCGCTTTATGCAACTTTAACTCTTCTGGTTATGTTAAGCTAGGTGCAGATACTTCTGGTGAGTTATTCGCTGGCGTTGCTCTAGAAGAACTAAACCAAGCTACAGGCGGATCTAATGGGGATAATGATATTCAATTAATTCCTGCTAAATCTGGCGCAGTTGTTGAGTTGACTTTGACTTCTGTTGCAGTAACTGACATTGGTTCTCTTTGCTATGTTAATGGTGATGATGTAGTTGCTCTTGCTGCTACTACCACCAATGACGTGCCAGTTGGAACTATTGTCGCTTTATCATCTACAGCTAACAAGTGCTTAGTAAAATTTGACTAATCAATATTAATTTAAATAAAAATAATCATGTCAGGAACTCAACAATCATTTAATGATGTTGTTGTAGATTTTAACTTATCTGCAAGAACTGAATTTAATAAACAATATCAAGAACTTGAACCAGAATTGAAAGGTTTAGCTTTCAGATTCAACGCTGGTAATGTTGCTCAAAGTAACTTCTACATCAATCAACTTTTCTCTACTGTTAAAGAATGGAAAGGCGCTCAAACTTACAAAAAGATTGACGAAGTTATTAAAAGTAGCATTGCTCACGTTGAATACGAAGTAGAGGGTTTAGAAATTCCTCGCAGAGAGTTTAAAAGAGCTGCTGCTGTTAATAGCATCACTGGTATGGATATGTATATCAAGGCTATTGGCGCACAAGCTCCAGCAGCTAAGGATGCTCCTTACGAAAAGATGCTTGATTTGTTAGAAGCTGGTGACACTTCAACTTATGGAACAACTTTTGACAATCAAAACATGTTTGATACTACTCACGCTTTCGATAAAGCTGCTGGTACTCAATCTAATCTTTTGACTGGAACTGGTACTTCTACAGCTCAACTTTCTGCCGATCTTAAATCTGCAATCGCGGCTTTAAACGGTTTCTACTTAAGTGTAGACAACGAAAGTACTGCTAACAATAAGAAAAGAAAATTAAACAAAGGTAAGATGAAATTAGTTGTTGTATGTGACTCTTCTTTATCTACGGCGTTTCAAGATCTAAATTCTTTAGAAAACATTGTTATTGATACTAACGGCGGCACTCAAACCAATACTTTAAGAAACAAATTTGAAGTTATTGACAGGCCATTTACCGATACTAATGATTGGTATGTTATGGAAGTTTCAGATCCTGCCCTTAAACCTTTTATGATTTCTGTAGAAGATGAAGGCGCTCTAAACACTCCAGACGATCAGCCTGAAGCTATCGCAAACTTGCAAGTCTTAAGATATGCCTTCAACGGCCTTTCTTATGGCGTAGGTTATGGCGCATGGTGGAAAGCAGTTATGGTTACTAACTCATAGTTTTCATTGAGGGGGTATCAATTACCCCCTCTTTAATCCCTAAAAAATAAAAAAATGTTTAAACATATATCTCACAACAAAGGATTTCATAAATTAGAAAAAGAAGGCATTAAATATAATGTTTCTGAAAAGAAATTTGCTATCCTAAAATCTGAAGGCTCAATTGAAGAATCAATGATTGATGTGACTCCAGTTACTCCTGTTGATATAGTTAATGAAGATCCTAAACTAATGGATTTGAAAAAAGACGCTCTCGTAGAATTAGCCCAAAGATTAGGCTTTGAAGGTGAAATCACTAATGCAGTGACTAAATCTATTCTTGTTAAATTTATTGAAGAAAACCAATAATGACTTATACAACCGCCTCAGACATACTTAAATACTTCAACGGCCTTTCTTATACTGATAGCGAAGGCACGGATAACAACCTGTCCGAGGCGGATGTTGACCAATTTATTGCAGAGCAAACAGTCATATTAAATATGAAGATTGCTAAGAAATATACATTGCCTGTAACTGATGCAGACGACCTTACATATTTAAAGATAATATGTGATAAGATGGTGGTTTGCCAGATAGATAAGACCCTTAGAGCTTATGCGATGGATGATGAAAGCCAATATGTAAGAAAAAGAAACTACTGTAAAGAAGCTCAAGAAATGATCGAAGGCATCATGGATGGATCTGTGCCACTTAACAGTACTCAAAAGAGCTTTGTAGGACTTAGATATAATAAAACTACAGTGTATGACAATGATTGCGATTGTAGACAAACAGAGGTGACTTGCAGCGATGACTAAGAGCGACCTTTTCTCAGTACAGCTTAGTAAACAATCAAGAACCTTAATGGAAACTCTTGCGGCTCATGCTGGCGGATTAACTATTAAAAATTCAATGAACTTGATCGGTAGGCAGTATAGAAAAGAAGTTGATCTAATCTTTGCTCGTAAACAAGTAAGACAGCCTTCTCTTAGATGGGCTAAACTTAAACCTAAAACCTTAGAAGATAAGGCTAGAAAGGGCTTTGGAAGCAAGGGAATATTAGAAAGAACTGGCGAGCTTAGAAGAAGTATGACAAGCAGAAATCACGTTAATAATATTTCTACTATTGGTAAGGACTTCGGCATCTTTGGATCTTCTAATAAATATGGTAATTTCCACGATGATACAACATCACCTAGAAGCAAATTACCACTTAGAAACTTCTCTATACCTTCCGAGACAACCTACGGAGTTTTTCTAAGAACTATAGAAGAAGATATTTCAGCTCAACTTAAACATTTGGGGGTTTCAGTTGATTGATGCAGAGGATATAATCACTTCAATAAAAACTTATTTATCTGAAATTACAGCCAATTCTAAGAGCCGCCTTAATAATCAAATTGATGCTGTTAATACGGCCAAGGGTGATACTATGCTGCCAAATGTGTCTAATCTAGCAGCAGACATAATTCTAGGCCAAAGAAGCAAAGAAATTAACATCTTTAAGAATGGTAGAATAAATATTGATGTAATTGGTGAAGCTAAATTCATTCCTGAATTAGATAAGGTTGCTAAAGCTTACACAATCGAACTCTCTTACATTGTAAATGATGATTTTTCCAGCAATGTCTTTTTAAGAGCGTTACGCATGGAAAGAGTAATTACTGATGTGATGCAAAGCTACTTTATAGAAAGTAGAGACGATGGCTTCATAAGAGGCGAAATAGAAAGCTCTTTTACCCCTGAAAGTGTTTATATAGGTAATACCACCGCTAGAGCAATTAAAAGTGGTGTCGTTTATAACATAATTTTATTTTAAATATGAAAAATATAAAAAAACAGACAG